CATCGCCGCCATGGCGTTCAAGTACATGCGCCGCGCCCTGTAACCGGAAACCGCGCACTGCATGTGCCGAAGCAAACAAACCCCGCTCCGGCGGGGTTTTCTCTTCCAGGGAAAACGCCAATGAGCTACGAACTGTACGTCCTGATCCTCACCACCCTGGCGTTTTATCTCGTGTTCTTTGGGCGGGTGTGATGATGGCTAGGTTTGTATACGCGCTGTTGGCATTACTGGTGTGGCAGCTTCCTGCCGTTGCGGCTGACTACTCCTGGTACTTAATCAGCGCTCGTGACCTGGGCGATTTTCCATCGCCGGAAGCCGCCTGCCGCGCCTATTCGGCGAATAAGACATACGGTGGAAAACCCATTAAGTATTCGTCCGTGACCCGCGTCAACGAGACGAATTTCACCTGTTCGTTCATGGCCCTCAACGCGGCGAATCAGGAATTCATATCCACAACGGCTATTCGACGCCAAGGCGATTCCTGCCCTGAAGCGGCTGAATACAACGATCAAACAGGCGAATGCGTTGCACCCGAAGAGCCCAATCGCTGCGAATCCACCGTCGGCTCGCTCATCAATCACGAGCACAAGCTCCGCGAATCGGTGCACGGCTCTGACCGTGTAGATCCGCCTGAGTCTGTCTGCGCCAACGCCTGCACCTATACCTTCCAGTACATCGTTAACAACATCTACGTGTACACCAGCGGCACGCCCTCAGGCGTATTCGGCTCCTATCAATACAAGGGCAACGGCTTCGAGTGTTCCGAAGACACCTACAACGCTCCCGGCAATCCCGCTGGCACGACCAATCCCGACGACACGCCGCCTCCTGATCCCGATAACAATTGCCCCTCCGGCTACGTCTGGAACGGCACCTTCTGTTCCAAGGAACCGCCGAAGCCCTGCGATCCCGAAGTCGAGGTCGGTGGCTGCGATGACACGCCCGACAATCCCGACCCCGGCGAGGGTGGCGACGATGGGGATGGTGGGGATGACGGTAGCGGCGGCGATGGTGATGGCTCTGGCGGTGACGGCTCCGGGGGTGATGGTTCGGGCGGTGATGGCTCCGGTGGAGACGGTGAAGGCTCGGGTGGTGACGGCAACGGCGACGGGGATGGAGACGGCAAGGACGACGAGGAAAAGCCGGACTCCAGCGTAGGCGGTGAAGCTTGCGATGCCACCATTGCCTGTGAAGGCGATGCCGTCCAATGCGCCATCCTTCGCCAGCAAAAAGCGCTGCGCTGCAATGCCGAGGAAATGACCGACTTCGAAAAGCACGAGTCGGCCATCGAAGCCGCCGTCCAGGGCGACAAATTCCAGCTCGAAGAAGGCAGCGCGGCCATCGAGCTGCCGTCCTTCATCAATCAGGGCACCCGCTTTCTGCCGGCCACCTGCCCAGCCGCTGAAAGCTTCAGCCTGCGCATGGCGGGCGGGCGCACCTTCGAAATCAGCTACGAGCCGTTATGCCGGGCCGCCAGTGACCTGAGCGGCCTGTTCGTGGCCATCGCCACCGTCCTCGCTGCCCTGTACGTGGGCCGCTCCGTAGGAGGTCAATAATGCAGTTTCTATTCATCGTGCAACTGCTGGTCATCATCCTCGGCCCACTGGTGAAGATGGTGCTGAAGATCCTCGGCTTCGGCTTCGTCACCTATGTCGGCTTCAACATGATTATCGGCCAGGCGCAAACCTACCTGTTTGGCCTGATGGGCGATGTGGGGCCGGTGATCCAGGGTGTACTCGGGTTGGCCAAGTTCGATGTGGTGGTGAACCTGTATTTCGCGGCGATCTCCACGCGCTTCATGCTGGCCGGGATCGACAAGGCCACCGACCGTCGCCGTGCTCAGGTCTGGCGCAAGCCGGGCGGCACCTCCATCGAAGCCTAAGGAGGCGCCATGCTCGTTATCCGCACCGGCAAACCCGGCCATGGCAAGACCCTCAACACCATTCGCGAAGTGGACCAGACCGCCCACGCTCAAGGCCGGGTGGTCTACTTCCATAACATAAACGGCCTCAAGCCCGAGCAGTTGCAAGCGCAGTGGTTCGAGTTCGAGGAGCCGGAGAAGTGGTTCGAGCTGCCGGCTGACTCGATCATCGTGGTCGATGAGGCCCAAGGCTGGTTTGGCGCACGCGATCCACGCGCCCGGCCACCGGAGCACATCACCCGCTTCGAGACCATGCGTCACCAAGGCCACGAAGTGCATCTGGTCACGCAGGACCCGCGCTATCTGGATGTGCACCTGCGCCGCCTGTGCAACAGCCATATTCACTACTGGCGCGTCTTCAAGTCCGCTCAACTGCTGCGCTTCGAGTCGGAAGTCGTGGTTGAAAAGGTCGAGGTCAAAAGCAGCTTCAAGGACGCCGACAAAAAGTCGCTGCGCCTGGATAAACGCTACTTCGGCGCCTACACCAGCACCAATGCCAAGCACCACTTCCAGACCAAGGTGCCGACCAAGTTTCTGTTGGCGCTGTGTGTGGTGATCGGCGCGGGCATCCTCGTGTATCGCGCCTATGAGCGCTACAACGCCGAAAAGGCCGCGCCGGTTGCCAGCAGTGGCGCGCCACCCGGCAGCATGGTCGATCAGGTCCGCGATACGGTGGGCGCCTTCATTCGGCCCGCAGGCGCGGACGCTCAACAAGGGGCGCCTCAGACCCTGGAGCAATACCTCGGCAAACGGGTCCCGCGCGTGCAAGACCTGCCAGCCTCCGCACCGATCTACGACGGCTTGACCAGTCCACAAACCTTCCCCAAGCCGGTGTGCATTTCCACGACAGACAGCCGGCTGCTCGCTCGCAACCGTGCCCGTATGGAGATCGCGGTGAGTGACGGAGCGGTGACCGGGTGTCGCTGCAACACCCAGCAGGGCACGCGCCTTGAGGTGTCGTTTCAGTTCTGCATGTCGGTGGTCCAGAACGGCTATTTCGATGACACCAAGCCGGACCGGGGCTCGCCGCAAGATCCGCGAGGCCAGCAACCGCAGCCGCTATCGGCGCCCACCTTCGAGCCTGTCCAGCAGCAGGCCACGAACAGCTTCACGCGCGTTCCTTACGAGAAGGGGCGCTTCCTGTGGTGATGACCGTCAGCGCGTCACTGCACGCACGGCGAGGCACGAGCCGGCGTGCTCGCGCGCTGACGTCCCTGTAACACGTCAGATAACCAGAGTTGAAATCGTCCGTTAATGGACATTGTTGGAGATTCAAGAATGAGCGTTGTTAAAGACCAAGCAAGGCTGGATCGTCAAAGCGGGGTTCCGTCGAAGCATGGCCGGTTGTTTGTCGATCCCGGCACGGCAGCGATCACCGATCTGTCGAAAGTGCGCCTGCTGCGCTGCGGCGTGGATACGGTCCGCCAGCTGTATCGCGGGCTGATCCGCCCCGAGATCATGGCGCTGTTCGAGAAGCCGGGCGCGATGGTCGAGTTCGCCGGTGAGTTCTGGCATTCGGGCCGTGTGGGCCGAGACTCTGGCTACCAATACAAGCTCCAGAACGCCGATCTCGGGTTCATCCTGCTGATCAAGAACTTCAACGCCAAGCTGGAACACATCGGGCCACACCTGAAGGTCGAGGTGTCACCGCACGCGATCGACGCGCTGTCGCCGGAAAGGCTGCAAGAGCGGATGGACTACTACGCCGCCGCCGTGATGACTCACCGCGAGCGCAACCAGTGTGCCGTGCATCTCGCATTGGACCTGCAAGGCTGGAAGCCTCCAGTCGATCTGGTGGCACGCCTGCATTGCCGGGCCAGAACGCACCGGGATATCTCGGGCATCAGTCAGGTGGAGTGGGCTACCAAGTCCAGCGTCTACGGGCGCGGCGAAACCTCCATGTTCGGCTCGGCCGGTGGCGTCCAGTTGTGCATCTACAACAAGACCGAACAGGCCCGCGCCACGGACAAGCTCGACTTCTGGGAAAGCGTTTGGCGTCGTCGGGACTCGTTCGATGCGGCGGACCCGGACAATTACGACCCAACCCAGGACGTGTGGCGGGTCGAGCTGCGTTATCACCATTCGGTCATCCAGCAGTTCGCCAGCGGCTCGATCAGCGCGAAGACCGGCGAAGCCATTGATACCGACTCGTTCTCGGCCTTCTCGGCCCATCTGGATGGCCTGTGGCGCTACGGGCTGCGTCAGTTCAAGCTCATTGCGCGCCCTGGCTACTATGAGCCGATCTGGACGCTGATGCGCGATGACGTGCGGGTTGATCTGCCGGTCGATTCTCTGGTCGATGAGACGGAGTACAAGCGGTACTACAAGACCTCGCGAGGCTTCTCGGGCAAGAACGTCGAGCTCTTCCTGGGAAACTTTGTAAGCCTGCTGGCACGGGAGCGGGTGGGCGCTAAGAAGGCATTCGAGACCCTACAGCAATGGGATTGCTGGCCGGTCATTCGCGACCACTACGCCGCAAAGGAGATGAGCGAGCGCGATCTGTACAAGCACATCAAGACCCTGCTGCAAGAGCGTCATGTGCGGTGGGGACGTGCTGTCTGATGGCGATTCAGCAACTGCCTGACGGTCGCTGGCGCGTCGACGTTGAACCGATCAAGGGCAGGCGGTTTCGCAAGACATTCAAGACCAAGGGCGAGGCTCAGCGGTTCGAGGCAACATGCCGATCCAGGCTGATCGAAAGCCCGCAATGGTCACCCAAGCCGAAGGATCGTCGGCGCCTGTCCGAACTGGTGGATTGCTGGGGCCGCCTGCATGGCCGCTCATTGGCCGACTATGAGGGTCGCCGCGTCATCATGGATCGCATGGTCGAACGCCTCGGGGACCCCGTGGCGATCACGTTCACGGCAACGGATTTCGCGGAGTACCGCGCCAAGCGGATCGCGACAGGCATCAGCCCGAAGACGCTGAACAACGAACTCTCCTACCTGCGAGCGTTGTTCAATGAGCTGCGGCGGCTCGGTGAAATCGAGTTCGAGAATCCGCTCGCCCTGCTCCGCGCGATACGGCTGCAAGAGCGGGAACTGTCGTACCTCGACGCACAGCAAATCAACCGGCTCTTCCAGGTGCTGCGCAGCATGACGCACCCGCATGTCGAGCTGATCGCCATGATCTGTCTGGTGACGGGCTGCCGTTGGGGTGAAGCGCAAGGGCTGACGATCAGCCGGGTGGGCGATGGAATGCTCCAGTTCGTGAACACGAAGTCGAAGCGGCGTCGGGTGGTGCCGATTGACCCAATGCTGGCAGAGCGGATTCGCGATCATCTACGGGAGCATGGTGCCTTCAGCAACTGCCGTGACCGGTTCGATGAGGCCGTTGTCCGAACCGGGCTCAAGCTGCCCGCAGGACAGAAATCCCATGTGCTGCGACACACCTTCGCATCACACTTCATTGCGAACGGTGGCAACATCCTCACGCTGCAGAAGATCCTGGGCCACTCGACCCTGGCGATGACGATGCGCTATGCCCATCTGGCTCCCGATCACCTGCAGGACGTGTTAGCCTTTGGCCCCGCTCGGGATTTTCGACACTTCTTCGACTCTCCAGCTTCTGACTCTCGCTCAGGGCTAGAAAATCCTTTGTAA